GCCTGTCTAAGAGTGCGGCAAGCCGGACCTACTCGCTTCCGAGCAAGCCGGCAAAGTCCACGGGCTACTCCAGCAACATCCTTACGTCGCCACAGAGCGCGGCGAGGTTTCGGCGCTGCACGGACATTTCGACCGAGGGCGTCGGCGGAACACGCGTTCGGCATGAATACTCGCGTCGAAACCCGTACAACGCAGATTCGACCTACGCGCTGATGATCGCCAGCAATGGCGCTTGGTTCGTCTACAACACTGAGACGAACGCCAAAGTCCCGGAGGCCGGCGCCTTTGGTGACGTGGCGACGATGGGCGGCGATTGTGAGCCCTGCTGGCATCCAACAAACCCGAACAAGATTCGATTCACCGTCAACAACGGCGGGATGACCTGGTACGAGTACGACATCTCGACCAACACCACTTCAACGCTGTTCACTCTGACTGGGAAATTGCCTGCCGGGTTCACGGGTGCGGCGCGATCCTGGACCAAGGGCGAGGGCCGCTGGTCGAATGACGGCCGCTACATCGCGCTCATGGTCGAGACGGATACCTTTGTCCACCTAGGCGTCGTCTGCTTCGACCTGCAAACCGATTCGGTGATCGGGTACTACGTCAGCAGCACCCGGCCCGACCATGTGTCGATGGCGCCACTCGGCGGTGGGTGGGTCGCGGCCTACAACGCGCCACTGGGGACTCGATACTACCCGCGCAACTACACCGGCGACATCAGTGGTGGCACGCAGGTGCACTCCACGGGCGAGCACTCAGACCTGTGCATCGGAGCGAACGGCACGACGGAGTATTTCGTCTACGTCGACTACAACACCGGATGGGTGCGCGCCAAGTCTCTCGATGGCGTGGAGTCCTTCGACATCCAGGATGTCTACCCGGTGCCAGGAGAAAGCTATGCGCTGCACATCAGTGGGCTCATCAGCCAAGGGCGCCCCGGTCACTTCATCCTGAGCACCTACAACAGCTACGCGGACTACGGATCGACAGCGCCGGCAGGGACTGCGCGCTATGACTACGAGACGATCATGATCATCGAGATCAAAGATACCTCGATTCGAAAGTGCTATGTCGTCGGCGAGCACCACTCGCGGAGGTGGGGAACTGACGACGGCCTAACCTACTTCACGGAGCCGCAGGCCACGAGCAACAAGGACGGGACACGCATTAGGTTCGCGTCGAACTGGATTGGGCGGTCAGGGACAACCGCGCATGTCGAGCCGGAAGACTACGAGTACATGCTCCCTTCTTTCGCGATTGACTGATGGCCGGTCTAAGCGGGACGCACTAGGAGAAGAACATGCAAGTAGTTAAAAGTGGGCGCGAGTACGCCACCGACGACGGGCAGGCGCTGCGCACAGAAAGCGTGATCGCATCAGTGCGCGAGGCCGAGGCGGGGCTCAGGCGAGTGGCAGACAGAGAAGCCGCACATAGCGCGCAGGACTGAACATGCACCAGCGCAGGCTCTACATGGCGCGCGTCCGCAAGAACGCCGGTGGGGGTGGTGAACCCGCGCTGACAAACGTCTTCAGTTTTTCTGGAGACGGCGATGGGGTGACCCTTGAAAGCCGCAATGCGTCATGGGACGGAAACAGCACGGGATACGCGGTCACGAGTGGAGCGCTGCGGCCCACGAACGGATACGTCGACACTCCGGCCTTCTTTTCGGCGACGACCGCAAGTGATCAAGCCGTCGAAGCGACGCGCTTGGCCGGGACGATGAGCGCCTACATCTACTGGCAACTCTACCTGCAGAGGAATGGGTCTCAGCTTGGCTACCACGTCGACGTGGCCGAGTCGAACATAGCGGTCCTTCGTGATGGTTCGAACCTTGGCATCACTACAGCCCACGGTGTCGACCAGAACACAACGGATTTGACAGTCAAGGTCACGCTCGTATCGGGACGCTTGCGTATCTACGTCAACGGCAGTTCAACACCATTGATCGACTACACAGACGGCTCACCAATCACTGGTGGGAGTCCTGCTTACGGCTGCTATGCAAATGGTGCTCCTGCGAATATGTCCGTCAGTTCGCTCAAGTGCTCCTGAGTCAACCCACTTAATAAAGGCTTGGTATGAACTTCCTCAAGCAATCAACGGCGGTCGACATCGCGCTCGGGCCGTTCGTGGATGAGACCGACGCGCGCACCGCAGAGACGGCGTTGACAATCTCCCAGGCGGACGTTCGGCTCAAGAAGAACGGCGGCGCCTGGGCGCAGAAGAACCAGGCCAGCAGCGCGACCCACGAGGAGAACGGGTGGTACGAGGTCAGTCTCGACGCGACCGACACGAACACCCTCGGGATCCTCGTCGTCGCCGTGAACGAGGCGGGCGCCTTGCCAGTGTGGGAGCGGTTCACTGTCGTGCCGGCCAACGTCTACGAGTCGCTGATCACCGGCACCGAATGGCTGGAGGCCACGACGCTGCGCAACGACGTGACGGTCAGCGGCACCACGATCACCGTGCGCAAGCCCGACGGCACGACCACGCAGTACACCAAGACCGGCACCTTCACCGCCGGCGCGGATGTCCTGACCGGCCTGGACTGAGGGAGAAGCCAGCATGGCAGACAACAGCCTCCGAACGCCCGGCAGCGGCGAGTCCGTAGCGACCGATGAACTCACCTACAGCGGCGACACCGCCAAGGTGCAGATCGTCCGCGTGGTGCACGTCAGCGGTGCCGAGGGCTCCAAGGCCCTGACCGAGGTCTTCGACGCCACGAACGGGCACATCGTCGGCGGCAACGTCGCGCATGACGGCGTGGACGCCGGGTCGCCGGTCAAGGTCGGCATGCGCGCAATTGCCCACGGCGCCAGCCCGACCGCGGTTGCAGCTGCTGACCGCACCGACTGGCTCGCGAACCGGCACGGCGTGCCCTGGGTCATCGGCGGGCACCCGAACGTCCTGACATTCCGCAGCCAGTTCACCGCGGCGCAGACCGACGCCGCCCTGGTGACGGCCAGCGCCGGCCAGAAGATCGTGCTCACGGCCTTCCAGGTCACGCTCGACAACGCGTCGACCGTGTTCCCGAGCGTGCGCCTGGGCTTCGGCGGCACCAACACCCCGACCGGCGCCGGCGTGGTCGGCGCGCATGGTGGCGTTCCGGCCGGCGGCGGCTTCTCGCGTGGCGACGGCTCCGGGATCATCGGCATCGGCGCCGACGGCGAGGACCTGCGCATCACGACGGTCGGCGTCGCCACCGGCAACGGCGTCGAGGTGGTCGGGTCCTACTACATCGTCGAGTCGTGACGCGATGCCGGTCATCACCTATGCAGCGGGGACCACGGCACTCGTCGCCAAGGCGCGCCATGCGCGCGTGCGCCTGTGGGGCGGTGGCGGCGCTGGTGGTGGCGCCACCGGCAACCCCGCGGCGGGCGGTGGCGGCGCGGGTGGCCAGTACGCCGAGTCGCGCGTCACGCTGACGCCGGGCACCAGCTACAACGTCGTCGTCGGCGCCGCGGCCACCGGCAGCACGACCGCCACGGTCAACGGCAACGATTCGACCTTCAACTCGACGACCGTCGTCGCCAAGGGCGGCGCCGGCGCGGCATCGACCACGGGGGCTGGAACTGGCGCCAGCGGGTCATCGGCAAGCGGCGTCGGCACGGTCGTCACGGCAGGCGGTGACGGAGCAACTGCCCCAGGCACCGGCACATCAGGCGGCGGCGGCGGTGGCGGTGGCGGAAACGCATCCGGCGCCACGCAGGGCACGGCCACGGCTCCAGGCGGCAACGGCGGCGCCGGCCGGGCCTCGGGCAACGTCGCTGGAAACAACGGATCGACCTACGGCGGCGGCGGCAGCGGCGGCCGGGCCGGCACGACGACCGACCGAGCCGGCGGCAACGGCGCGGCAGGCGGCGGCATCGTCGACTGGCTGCCGCCGGCGATTCACCTCCTGGGCCTGGTCTAACGCATGTCGCTGCTCCTGCTACTCGAAGGCGGTCCGCCTCCTGCACCAGCGGGCGGGATGCGATCGCACGTGGCCGTGTGGCCTTACGGGCTCGGGTCAGCGAAACTCAGCCTGTCGCAGACGGCACCGATCGGCATCACCGGTGCAGCGTCCCTGTCGGGAGCGCTTGGCCTGAAGTTGACGATCGAGCAGACGGCGAACGTCGCCCTGAGCGGCTCGCCGGCGCTGTCCGGAGACATCCAGATCGTCACGCCGACGCTGAACGTCGCGCAGACCGCGGCGATCGCTCTCAGTGGCACCGCCGCCGCCACCGGCGACACCTCGTACAAGCTGCCCCTCGACATCGCCCAGGCGGCGAACCTTGCGCTCGCCGGCACATCGAGCCTGTCGGGCGACATCGCGTACAAGCTGCCGTTGAACCTGGCCCAGACCGCGAACGTCGCGCTCGCCGGAACGCTGGCCACGAGCGGCGACATCCAGACGAAGCTGACCATCGCGCAGACGGCCGCCGCCGCGATCAGCGGCACGATCGGCGTCAGCGGGAACATCGCCTACAAGCTCCCGCTCGACCTGGTGGCTTCCGCGCTGGCGGTGTCCGGCACGGCGACGCTCACCGGGAACATCCTCGCGTCGGTCGACGCCAACGGCTTCCGCTCGGCCGTCGCGCTGTGGCCCTACGGCTTCGGCCCGACGCCGCCGCTGCCGATCGACCTCGTGGCCACTGCCGCGATCGCGCTGTCCGGAACCGCCTCGCTCACCGGCGACGTGCGCGGGGATGTCGAGTGGGAATTCGAGCCACCGCTGCAACTGGCCTCGGCCGGGTCGCTGTCCCTGACCGGCGACATCGCGATCACCACGGCGAACCTGCTGAACCTGTCGCCGACCTCGGCGATCGCCATCGCCGGCGCGGCGGCGCTGGCAGGCGACATCGGGAAGCGCGTCGACCTCGCAACGACCGCGGCGATCGGCGTCAGCGGCGCGGCCGCGGTGTCCGGTGACCTGGCCTCGGCCTTCGGGCGCGACATCGCCCAGACCGCTGCCGTGGGGCTGGCTGGCACCGTCGCCACATCGGGGGACGTCGGAATCACCGGGCCGGTGCTGCTGAACCTCACGCAGACCGCTCCGATCAGCGTCGCGGCCGCGGTTGTCGCAGCCGGCGACATCTTCATCCGCAAGCCCTTCGACCTCTCGGCGTCGGCTGCCGTCGGCCTGTCTGGTGTCGCCTCGACTGCTGGCCAGCTCTTGATCGGCGAGGTCGGCCCGTCGGCTTTCTATCGCTACGACGTGCCGGCTTCCTCGCTGCGCTACGACGTGCCGGCGGCCTCCATTCGCTTCGACGTGCCTAGCATCGGCGCCGGCGTCAACCTCTCCTGAAAGCACACCATGACGATCGGCGCTGCCTGGAACCTCGACGACCCCGCGAAGCCGTGGATCGACTGGGATCCGAACGCGAACATCCGCATCCCGATCGGCGTCGCCGACTGGCTGACCGAGCTCGGCACGGCCTACCAGAGCCACGACATCCTGACCGCAGCGCCGCTCGAGTGCGCCGACGAGGGTACGCACTCAGCGGGCACCATCCTGGTCCGCATGAAGCTGGCCGCCGCGCCGATCTTCACCGAGGGCGTGAAGTACCCGTTCACGATCCGCGTCTTCGGCTCGGACGGGCTCACGCAGGACGACCGCACGCTCTGGCTCAGGGTCAAGAGCCGCTGATCTTCGCCGGCCCGGCGCCTGCCGCGAGGCGCCTCCCTAGCATGCCTTGGCATGTCTTCCGCCGCATCCTGGAGCTACACGAGCAAGGCCACGCTCTGGCCTCTGCTCGGCCGTGACGACTGGAACCACGCCCCGACCTTCGGCGCGCCGGTGGTGTTCGCGTGCGACTACAGCGCCGAGTCGATCCGCATGACCGACGACCGCGGGCAGGAGTTCACCACGCGCCAGGTGCTGCACACCGAGCGCGCCGGCATCAAGCAGGGCGACATGGTGCTGATCGGCGTCTCTGCCGTCTCGACGCCGCAGGTCGCTGGCGCCTTCGAGGTGCGGGCCGTGACGCGCTACGCCGACACCTTCGAGCAGAAGGCCGACGACTACCGGGTGGCGACCTGATGGCCTCGAAACCCCGCATCGTCAACAACCTGCCTCAGTTCGTGGGGGCGACGCAGCGCCGCGCCGCGCTCGGCATGAATCAGGCGCTGATCCTGGGCGCGTCCGAGGCGAGCGTGCTGACACCGATCGACACGAGCACGCTCCTGAACTCGCAGTACCGCAACGTTCGCAAGGACGGCCAGAAGGTCGTCGGCGTCGTCGGCTACAGCGCCGAGTACGCGCTGCCGGTGCACGACCCGGAGAACCCGCAGAACTTCCGCCGGCCGACCGCGCAGAAGGAGTTCCTGAAGAAGGGCTTCGAGCGCGCCGAGCCGAACATCCGGGCCGTGCTCAAGGGGGCGATCAAGACATGAACGCCGCCGACGCGATCCGCGACTTCCTCGCTCCGCTGCTGCCCGGCTGGCGCCTGCAGTACGGCCGATGGACCGATGGCACCCGGACCGACCGCTACGCCGTGCTGCGTTCCGTTGGCGGCCTGCCGGCGTCGCTGGTGCGGCAGCCTCAGTTCACGCTGCAGCTCATCGCCGCCTCGACCGATGGCAACGAGGTGCCGATCGAGGCATCCGACACCGTGATCCAGGCCATGCGATCCGACAGCGGCGCGCTGGTCTTGATGCAGCCGGCCGAGCCGGTCTTCTGGGCGACCGACGACGGCCGGCCCGCTTCCGAAATCGCCATCTCGGCAATCACCCCCTGAAAGAGGTATCCCCATGAGTGCCTACACCGGCCGCGACGTACTGATCGAATTCGCCATCGCCGACGAGAACGCCTCGGTCGGCGCGCTCACCTTCAAGACGCTGGGCATGATGCGCGGCAAGGGCATGAAGGTGAACTGGGACACCGCGGACGCGACCGCGGACAAGTCGCCGCAGTTCACGAAGCAGAGCCTCGTGACCTTCAAGGCCGTCGAGTTCTCCGGCGACGGCGTGAGCTACACCGACGCGGTGCACAACCAGGCCGAGCTGAAGGCCCACATCTACAACCCGGGCAGCGCGACCGCGAACCAGCCGAAGGCCTGGATCCGACAGACCGCCCCGGACGGCACCACCGTCGGCCCGTTCATCTTCTCGGAGTGGTCGAGCGACGCCCCGCACGACGACGTGGCCACCTGGTCGACGACCGCCATGAGCAACGGCGCCGTCACCTTCACCCCGGCCTGATCCACACCTGACCACCGGAGCACCTTCACATGGCTGCCATCACCTCGATCGACGCCTCGCAGATCGGCGACTTCGCCGCTGCGATCACCACCCTCTCGGCCGACGACACGATCACGATCGCGCCCGGCAAGAAGCAGCTGCTGGTGCTGCGCAACACCACCGGCGGCTCGCTGACCTGCACCATCGACGGCAGCACTGGGACGACGGTCTACGCGCCCGGCGTGGGCAACATCGACGTCTCGGCCGGGAAGGCGATCGTCGTGGCCGCGGGCCTGAGCCGTGCCGTCGTGCTGTCGACGATCAGCGCGTACTGCCAGGGCGTCGTGCACCTGACCGGCGCGGCGACCCTGACCGCGCAGCTCTTCGACCTCTGACCCTCGGGCCAGTGCTCATCGAATGCGGCTTCGTGCGAGCGATGGCCGGCGACGGTGCGGAGTTCACCTTCCGCCCGGCGCTCGGCCGCATCGCCGCGCTCGGTAGCCCGCGCGAGATTGTCGAGCTCTACGCCGGCCTGCACGGGCCGCGCGCCGCGCAGACCGCGACCTACATCCTGGCGAGCCTGTGCGACCAGGATGACCCGACGCCGCTGGTCGGATGGACAGACGAGAACGGGCGCCACCCTGGCGAGATGCCAGAGGTCGAGCAGATCATCATCGCCCAGCACCTGATGCGCCACGGGATCATCGGGACGGCCCGGCCCGGCAATGGCGACGGGAAGTTCTCCGACTCGTTCAACGCCGCCGAGTACATCGCCGCGGCGCGCGTGCACCTCGGACTGAGCAGCGCCGATGCCGAAGCGCTGTCGATGACCGAGTTTCAGCAGATGTTCGAGATGAAGTTCCCGGACGCCGGCAAGCCCAAGCGGGACGTGCCGTCGCGCGAGGAGTACGAGGCGCAGATCGCCGCGATCATGGAGAAGCGCCGTGGCTGAGAAGGTCGGAGGCATCTACTACGAGGTCGACCTCGACACCTCGAAGATGGTCGACGGCCAGCGGCGCGCCAGCCGCGAGCTCGACGGCCTGTCCACGCGCCTGACTGCCACCAGCGCCGCGGTCGCCATCCTGGCCGCCGGGCTGGCCGCGCTGAAGATCGCCAAGCTCGCCGACGAGATCCGGCTCCTGAGCGCGCGCGCCGAGGTGGCGGCCGGCAGCATCGAGGCCGGCGCCCAGGCGATGAACGAGCTGATCGCCATCAGCCGGCGCACCCAGACCAGCCTGACCGGCAACGTCGAGGTCTTCAACCGCCTGAACCAGTCGATCCTGCAGATGGGCGGCAACCAGCGCGACACGCTGGTGATCACCGAACTGCTGGCCAAGGCGATCAAGGTCAGCGGCGCCAACGCGGTCGAGTCCAAGGCCGCGATGCTGCAGTTCGGCCAGGCGCTGGGCTCCGGCAAGCTCGCCGGAGACGAACTGCGCTCGCTGCTCGAGACCGCGCCGTACCTGATGCGCCAGCTCGCCGACGGCATCGGCGTGCCGGTGGGCGCGCTGAAGCAACTCGGCGAGGAGGGCAAGCTCACCGCCGACGTGGTGACGAACGCGCTCACGAAGGCCGCCGACCGGATCGACGCGGACTTCCAGAAGTTCCCGCAGACCGTCGAATCGGCGATGACCGTCGCGCAGGACTCGGCGGCGCTGGCCGCGGCCAAGTTCGACGAGCTCAGCGGCAGCAGCGCATCACTGACAGGCATCATTCAGGGCACCGGCCAGGTGCTCGACGAGCTGGCCAAGCAGTTCGACGCCGCCAGCGGCGAGGCCGACAAGCTCGGCCGCAACGATGCCGTCTCGAGCTGGGCCTCCGAGACGCGCAACGTCCTGTCCTACGTGGCCGACGCCGCCGATGTGACGTGGCAGGCGCTCAGCGTGCTTGGCCGGAATGTCGGGTTCGTGTTCTCGACGCTCGGCTCGCAGATGGGCGGCATCGCCGCGATGGTGGCGGCCGCGGCGCGCGGCGAGTTCACCCAGGCCGGCGCCATCTGGGACATGATGAAGCGCGACGACGCCAAGCGCCGCGCCGAACTGGACGCCCGGGACAAGGAGACGCTGCGCGACCGGCTGCTGGCTGGCCAGCGCATGCGGCAGGCCTGGGCGGCGCAAGCCACGACGCCGGAGCCCGACCGCCTGGACCGCGCGGCGCGCGGCGGCCGAGCCGGCACGCTTCGACCGCCTACTGGCACGCCTGCAACCCCCAAGGGCGGCGCGAGCTTCGACTCCGGCGGCTACCTCGCGGGCCTGGAAGCGAAGACGCTGGAAGGCATCGCCCGGATCGACGCGCTCGAGCAAGAGGCGCTGCGCAAGAACGGCGAACTCCTGAAGGCCGGCAAGATCACCCGGGCCGAGGCCGCGCGAGCGCAGACCCTGATCGAGGAGAACGCCGCCTCCGACCGCCGCGACATCATGCTGCGCGAGGGCGAGGAGCGCCGGCAGCTCATCGAGGAGCAGGGCAAGGCCGACGCCGAGGCGCGCGCCAAGGTGGCCGCCGACCAGGCCCGCGGCCAGGGCTTCGCGCAGGGCATCCTGACCGACGCCGATCCGGTGGCGAAGCTGCAGGCCGAGCTCGAGGCCAAGACCGCGCTCCTGATGCAGTACGCCGCGATCGACCAGGCGAACGCCTCGCTCTACGCCGCCGCGCGCGTGGCGCTGGAGGCCGAGACGAACGCCAAGATCGCCGAGATCGTGCAGCGCAACCGCGACCAGCAGGCGGCGGCGAACTCGGCGACCCTGCAGAACTACGGCAGCCTGTTCGGCGGGCTGGCCGACCTGACCAAGACCTTCGCCGGCGAGCAGTCGAGCGCGTACAAGGCGATCTTCGCCGTCTCCAAGGCCTTCGCGATCGCCGACGCGATCATCAAGATCCAGC